TGCATCGCCTGATCCTTGGGAAGTCTCCTCCATATTCTTCGAAAGACGTTTCATACCAACTGCCAATGATCCACTTTCGACATCCGACATTTTGGCTGCATAGGCGAATTTCTGAATTGCATCAGTAGAAAGGCCGGAAACCTGACTCATTCTTCCGATCTCCATTGCTCCTGAAGCAATTGAACGGGCCATATTATAAATTCTTTCACCTGCACGAAATGCCTGTTCAGAAAGATTCGCAATCGAGTCCCATTTGATTAAGGATATAGACCGATTCATACTATCGACATGCTTGGGGATTTCGGCGAGTTTGCCGGAAAATTTATCAAGAACGATACTTCCGTCATCCTGAATCTTTAATTTCATCGTAAGGGTTGTATCAGCCATTATCTTTCCTCTATTTCTTCCCTTTCGATTTCATAAAAAGCCATCCATCCACTTAATTCATCCATCGTTAATCCTTCCAAATCTCTCAAGAAGCATCTTTTTCTGTCACAGAGGGCGAAGAGGTTTCTTGTGAAGAGATCGTCTCTAAATTTTTTTTTATCTCCTTTACATTCGGCAAACCATGAATCGCCTCTGAAATATCGATCACCACCCTCCAAGGCAGTTTTTCGAGAAAGGGTTTATCCTCGACTGAAAAAATTTTCTTTCCCTCAGAATCCTCGGCCTTTTCAATGATAGTCCAGATATGAAAATCCTTCTGATCCTTCCCCTCCCCAGACAATGTTGTAAATTTCTGCATCTCCAGAACTGTCACCGGAGAAAAATAGATTGTTTCATCGAACTTTTCGACATGAAATGATCTCTTCTGATTTTCACGAAAAAAGTTGTAGATTTTTTCTTTGAGTGCCATAGGCTCCCATCCTTTCTTTATTCTGGATGAAGTGTTTGGTTGGCCCCACTATTTGCAGGAGGGAGCAGAGCCTATGTTAGAGGCAGGAAGAAGAGGGGGTAAAAATCCCCCCTTTTTTATGTTAAGGTAATCGAAATCTCATCATCACCCGCATTCATGCACAATTCACAGTCAATCCCCAATGTTCTGATCCCGTTCCGTTCTCCGGGGTCAATCGCTGCATAACGAACCTTCGAACAACTTACCGTGCAGATGTTCCCTGCCGATCCTGTTGCCGCTAACGAAATGCCTCCCAATGTCCCAGGGGTTTTCCACTTCAGATAAAAATCATAAGTCGCTATATTAACAAGTTCTGGATCGATTGATCCCTTCGGATTTCTTCCTGTAATAAGACAAGAAAGATTTCCCGATGATGCATTAATGCTCTCTCTCAATGCGAGGACATTCCCCGTATCGATGTCGACTTTAGAGATGACTGCTGCATAGGAATCCAGAAGCAAACTTCCATTCAGAAATGCTGCCGGAACAATTGTCGAATAAGTCGGAGCGAGAAGAGCTCCGGTAACCACATCAAAATCTGCTCCTAAAAACTCAAAACTCAAAATCCCTGGCTTCCCTGCGGCCATAGAGAGTTTGACATTTCCCCTTGCTCCCCACATTGTCTTGATAACTCCATCCATGTAGACGGCGAGAGTCATGGATTTGGTGAGCGAATTAGTGGCGGGTTTATAAGTGACTGATACACCCGCTGAAATCGTTTCCGAATATCCGCATCCTAAAAGTAGAGCCCCATAATCCGGGGCTGTCCCTGCCGCCCCCGATCCCTTTAATTCCACATCAAAGGTCAACCTCGCCTGCCTTTTCCCTGAAACGGATGGGTTTCTCGATAACGACCCCCTGAGAAGATTCCGGTCATACATCTCGATCCCAGGCGAGAATTTAATATTTGAAGCCTGGATTGGATCTGTTACCGCCAGGGTTTCTTTCGTTCCTTCTGTCGCCTCAACTTTTGCGAATAGTTGGGTTGCGAATAATCTCATCGGTGACATCTTTCTTGACCTCCTTTAATCCTGCGATTTCCTCCCCCGTCAGAGGATCGATAATATAGGTTCTTGCCTCCGTGATCCTTGGTCGATAACGTAACCCCTTCTTAATCAGCTCCTGTTCTTCTTTCTCATCCATGATCCCCTCATCTCCCTTTATGTGCTGTAAGGATCGCCAATGGCGGTGAAATACTGAACCTCCATGATGATGCTTGTCCTAAAATATTTATTCTCTTTCTGTTCGACAACTGACTCATCTGATAATAGATCGGTATGAGAGGCAAGATTCCCCCAGGTTCTGTCTGTGTGCATCGCCTTTTCAATATCCGCCAATGCCTTTCTCATCTCTTCCGGTGAAATCGTTGCAATATCCATCTTGATCGGCATGACATGATACATTTTTGCCGTTGAATGAACTGATGTCTCCACAATATCGTCTCTCAGGTTTATCCCTGGAAGTTCAGAGGCCTGAAAGGGATTGTTTTCAAGATCACGCCACCAATTAATATGTAAGCCAAGACTCGTGTGATAACCGCCCGTAGTAAAAATGGCAGCGAATCGAGTGTTGATTTTAGTGATGATCTGTTGACGGATGGAGTCTGTCATTTATCTAAGACACTTCCTTTGATAGATTCAGGGTCGTCATGCCGGAACTGCCCGGCTTGATCCCGATGATATAGTAAGTTTCCGCTTCAACCAATCCCTCGATCATCTCGGAGGGACTTTCAACTGTGATCATATTCCCATGCACCAGATGATCTACCAATTTTGTCAGGGTTTTGATCCTGATGGAATTATTCTCTACCCCTAAAGATTCCTCATACGTCTGGACTTCAATAACCTCGATCTTCGTCCCATCGGCCAAATATGCGGACTTCCCAAGACCCCCAGGCCCCAGGAAGTCTGCATTCACCGACTGCATATCTTCGTAAAAACTGCTCAAATCTTACCTCGCCTGAATCACCCTGATATAATCCGAATGAACTCTTTTCAGGACACCTTCACCGGTCTTTATTGCAATGATCGGGGCCAGTCTCTGGGCGCTTGGAACGGTGCCTGCCGAAGTGAGGGCTGTCGTTGCATTTGGCACGCCATCAATAAAAAACGTGATGGTGTGGAGACCGTCAAACCAAAATGAGAAAACATGCCAATCGGCAGCATTAACAGCTGCTGCGGCAATGATTTGAACCGCCTGACCCGCTTTCTTCCAGGTCACATTCCAGGCCGCAGGGGTTGCGGTGAGGATGTTGAAACCGACCAAATCCTTATCGGCAAGGACTCCACTGTCATTGGTCAGAAAATCAGCTGCGGCGGCATTTTCTTCTGCAAGGCCAATAAAGATTGACGTATCCAGAATTTCAAGAGATTTCACTCTTGTCGAAAAGAAAAGAGGTTTCCCACCTGCGTCGGTCATATCGAATGGAGCACTAAGAACTCCAGCACCTTGACCAAATTCGATATAACTTTCATCACGGTCGGTATCCCCGCAGGACACCTCAAGGACTCCACCCGCAAGAGTCTGCAAATTAAATGCTGTCGTCCCGTGGTCGCTCACCGCCTTGGCGTGGACCGGAAGGATGGTCGTATCATCGATGGGGAAGGTTAAAAAATCATCAAAGAACTGGAACCCGACTGCCGGATCACAAAGAGTAGCCAGCGCCGGAGCCAGCTCCCATACACTGGTCCCCTCTGCCGGAGAAAACTCGGCGTCCCTGAAAATTGCATTCGTGCCTCTGTTCGGAACATTCGTCCATTTCATCCTTGTTCTCATGGTTTTCCTCCTTTTATTTGTTTCGGGGCAACAAAAAAGGGGCGATCCGTGAATGTCGTGGCATCCACGAATGCCCCTTTTAAGTTCTTGCGTTTCTCTCAGTCTGGCCGGACCTTGAGAAAACCCCTATTTGTGGTCATTATGGAGGGGGGATGATGCCCCTCTCCCGACCAGAATGAGGTTTAAAGTAAATCTAGTTCCTCAATCATTTCTTGAGGCGCATTTGCCGCTATCTGGGCCGTCGTCATTATCGCTTGTGATGGATGAGCGGCGAGATAAATTTCCGCAAAATCATTCAGATCCGTGATGATCTCATTCACCTTGCCCCGAATCTGATAGAGCTGCTCTGCCATTGCCTTCGGATCATTCCTCTCGGCAACGGGAGTCATTAAAACGATAGGGCTGTCATTTATAGCCATTTGTTCACCTCCTGTTATTTAAAGCGAGGGGAGAACTGAACACCTAAAATCACCGGAAGTCCTCCCCTCTTCTGGGAGTTGTCGAAATTAAATAATCGCTGTGACACTTTCAGCGCCCTGATACTTTGCCCCTGAAAGAATCGCCACACCATAGGCAAGACAAGCAGCCGCAGGATTGACAATATCAATCCTGAACCCGATATCTCCCGCATCAAGCTCGATTGCGTCGAGCTCAATTACATAAAAAACGCCTACTGAAGCAATCGGAGGCGCTATCCCCGTCGTCGCTGCCGTCTTCTTTGCCGATAAAACATCATTGTCAGCAGTCCCAAAGGCGATAACAGCTTCATAATAATTGAATACTATTTTCGTCGGTGCCGATGGGGTTGAATCGTTGCAACTTTCGACCGTAATCAGCCCCGCTGCTCGGGAAGCATCGCCAAGATAAATGAGAACCGAAGCGTGAGAATACGCTTCCATATTAACAATTGGACTGTGATGATCACCTCCATTGATATCATGAGGGATATAAAGTGGAACGATATGACCTTGTTCTGCGATGTTGAATTTCATGTTATTAACCTCCTTTTAAATTTTGTTAAGGAGGGGACAAAAAAGGAATCCCCCCCCCTATTGATTGTTATCTTGCACCGAGAGTCACAAAGGGAGACAATGTTCCGGTCCCCTTGTATGGGGTTAAGGCCGATTTCCAGATCGGACCGCCATTATTTCGGAGGATGAATTTGAAGCACATCTCATCGTAAATAAAAAGAACATGCATTGAGGATGTAGCCTCAAGGCCTCCCTTTTCGATGATCATGTAATCATTGAGATCGGCAAAAATGATGTCTCCAACATCCCCCAGGGCCGACGCCTGTTCTATGGGAATCATTGGACGGCCCAAAAGAGTCCCATACGGAGAAACTGATAGACCACCAGGGGGCATATATATTGGAGTGCCACCCATACCGACGATAATCCCCATTGTGAAGAGTTGTGGCTCGATTTCCTGGTTGTAATACCATTCAGCCTTTACTCTGTTGCGAGCTCTCATTCGGGCAAATATCTTGATGATGTTTTCCGTTACAATCGTATCCGCAGCTTGTCCAGTTTCTTTCGTTACCGTGACCAGGGCGGCGCTGTTTAAAATCCCCAAACACTCACCAACTCCAGTACCCCGGACGATTTCATCATCAAGTTTAAAAGAG